GGATCCTCGAAACGCGCACCATCCAAGGGGAAGCCTGGGAGGTGCCGCTCCCCTTTGTCACCAGCTGGCAGAACATCCAGAAGTGGCAGGACTTTCAAGGGCATCAGGCCATCCGGCGGAGAGGGAAGCGTACGACAGACGAGACCGCCCTGCGTGCTCTCCTCCTCAAGCACCCGGATGACCCCCTCTATCCCCTGGTGTTGGACTACCGTGAGGTGCAGAAGCTGGCGGGGACCTACATCGGGAAGCTGGTGCGGGGCAAGGTCGTTGGGGGATTGCCTGTCCAGGCTGATGGACGCTGCCACCCCACCATTACTAACAACCCGGACACCCTGCGCACCTCGATGGTAAACCCCAACCTGCAACAGATCCCCCATGGGGGTGGGTTGCAGTCCCTGGTCAAGTCCATGTTCGTGGCTCCCACAGGCTCAGCCTTCTGGGAGATCGACTACACGGGGATCGAAGCTGTGTTGGTGGGGTACTTTGCACGCAGTCCCCAGTTGATCCGCCTCGCCCGCATGGGGGTACATGACTATGTGAATGCCCATGCCCTCCACCACCTTGATAAGGTCATTCCAGCTAGTGACCTGCCACAGTTGGACTGGGACGATGCCACCCTCCGGGCGTCCTTACACCAGTTCAAGCAGGACTTCCCGAAGGAACGCTTCGTGCGCAAGCGCCTGGTACATGGACATCACTACATGATGGGACCCTTCAAGGCGCAAGAAGTCCTCCTCAAGGAACTCAATCGGGTCATTCCCGTAAAAGATATCAAGGCGTTCTTCCAGTTCTATGATGCCCTCTTCCCTGAGATTACACGGTGGCAGCAACAGCTCTGCCTGCGTGTCGATGGGACCGATAGCACCAGCGATCCCGGCTTGGGTATTGACGCAGGCGCAGGGTGGGTACGCAATCCCTCAGGGATGCTCCATCGTTACTTCCGGGTGCTGACCTGGACACGGGTGTCTGATGATAGCTGGACCTGGACCTACGGTCCCTCCGCCAAGGCCTTGATTGCCTTCAACCCCCAGCATGCCGCCGCCGCAATCGGGCGTCGGGCTGTACGCGCAGTAGCACAGCATTCCCCCACAGCCTTGCGGGCCTTGCGGCTGTTTATTCATGACTCCCTGGTGGGTGAGTGTGCGATTACAGAGCTTCCGCACATTGTCGAGACAGTCGCACGTATCATGCAACAACCTGTCCCGTGGTTACCCCTCCCTGCCGAGTGGAAGATGGGGACACACCTCGCCATTGATGTCGAAGCCCAGTGGGGCCCAGCGTGGGACCGCTTAGAGTCCTATGTCCTCTAACCACCGCGTACGCAAAGATCCGGCTACGTCCACTGTGGTTCCCCTGAGCCAACAGATTCGAAGTGCCGCCAAACGGGGTGGGAGCGCCTGTCGCCGTCAACACCAGCGGTGGGAGAATCCGTTACGGGGCACAATTGCACGCGCATGGACCTGGGGCTGGAATCGTGTCCACGGTCCCTGTCCTGGCTGTCCCCTCTGTCTCGTGGGTACCCCTGTCATGCCCCTGTACTTTGAAGCCTACTATCGAGAGTGGCTCAAACGGAATGCGGAGCGGGATGATCCCGCCCCGTCATCCCTCTCCGAAGGAGGAGTACATCAGACTGACTGAGCCCCTGTAGTATATCAAAGTTAGGGTACAGGTGGACGTCTCCAGATCGCACCAGCAACTCGATTCCCACCCCCACCTGGCAACGCCCCCAAGTTCCGGCGTAGTTGATTAATGAAGAGCCGCCGTTCTCTAGCAGATAGCTGCTCCCACTGACCAGAAGCCATCATCCCTTGCACGGTGCGATAGATACCAGCCATCTCCTGACCCGCAACTTCAGCTGCCAGTTCCCGTCCCCGCCGTTGGGGTGTCGTTGGCAGGTTCGTCAGGGGATCACGGAGGCCGCCCCCTGTTGTAGGATCGGGAGTGAATCCAGGCAGCCCACGTTGTTGCACCAAGTCAGCAGCCCCCCAGGTCGCCAATTCCTGGAGGACTGGATCGATCCCCGTGGGGGCAGTAGGCCGCATAGACTGGTACGTAGGAAACAGGGTGCGCCCTACCGCTTCTGACCCCACACGTCCCAGAGCTTGCAGCACATCAGCTACAGGCTGTGCCCCACCAGACCCAAACGTCTGGGGTTGTGGACCGCGCAGGAGTTCAGCGGCAGCATTCACTTGTGCCTCCGTGGAGGGACGACGGAGTGTCTGCCACCCCTCCTGCAAAAATGGGATGGTCGGTGGTGCGGGTAATCCCCCTACCGGGAAGGCTTCCTGTCCCATCACATCACGGTTCACCAAGGGCTTTGGAGGCAGACCCTGGCGATGATACGGCGAGGCAAGCATCAGCTCCGCAGCAGCCCCTGTGGTCCACGGCCTCGACCACTTGGGGCCAAGTGTCATGGCGTTCTCCAGGAAGGCACCCCCTGGGCGGCTAAGGTCCAAGGACCCTTCCGCCAGTGCCCGCATTAACTGGGGGCCCGAGCTGATCCGGCCTTCGGGAGCTGCCAAATCCCCTATCTGGGCCCAATCCCGGGCGTGGGATGGGACAACCAGCCGCCGCAACAGCTCCCCTCCAATATTCGAGGTGTTAATTGCCTGGCCTTCTAGATTGATAGGAGCTGCCTCACGGCTAATACGGGAGATAGCCCCGGTCAGGGGGTTTGTACCTGCACGCAGTCCCTCCATGACGCCCGCCGCTGCTGTCGCTGGGATCGCACCAGGTCCCATGAACGCTGCAAACATAGGCTGTAACCGGGGGTTCAGGTGCTCTGTCCCAAGTGCCCCCACCCCCGCAGCGCCTCCTGCCGTGGTCAGTTTAGCTAACGCATCTGGGGTACTTCGAGGGGTGAGCTTGCCAAACGGACTCTGGGACGGACGGACCTGCGGAGCCCCCATGGCACGCTTGGCCAGGTAATGCACGGGCGCAAGCGTACGTTCGACCCCCCGCTCCAAGGCCTGTAACCCTACACGTGGCACGGGCGAGACGAGCTTCTTGGCGACAGTCCCTAGAGTACTCGTGGGGCCTTTCGGGGGCTGGAAGAAATCCATGACCCGCTGTGCATCTGCTGTATCGAGCTTCCCGGTCAGGGTGTACTGCCGTGCCTTCTCAAAGGGCACGTTGTTCTTGGTCATGATGTTCTGAAACGCCCAGTCCGCTGACCGAAACAGTCTCCCAATAATGGCATTACTGAGCCGCCCATCGAGTCGGTCAGACTCCAGCAACGCCTCGAACTGTTCATCAGTCATCCGGCTGAACTGGGCGGATAAGCCCCGCATCGCCTGCTTACCTTCAGGCGTTGTCACATCCAACCCGAACACCTGTTTAATCAGGCTCTTGTCTGCGAAGGCATCAAAAGCTCCCAGGTGTTTCCGCACTGCTTTGGGTACCAGGTTAGCGGCAAAGCGGAGATCCTCCCCAGCAACACCCTTCAGAATATTGAGCCCATCTTTGACTAAAGCACGCCCTTGTGTCTCGGCTTTGATTGCCCGCTCCTTCTGCCGCGGCGTCGTAGCGGTGCGTTTCAGTTGTAGACTCCCCAGCTGCGAGTACAAACCCTCCAATATGCGCTCATTACCTGCATAGATGGTCCCATTGTGGGCTCCCATCCAGGCTTTGAGGATCGAACGTGGACTGGAGAGCAACCAATTCATCATCAAGGACCCAGCCTTGGTTGCTGTTTTGATTGTCCCCTTCGCCGACGTAATCAGGCGAGGAGCCAGATACCCTGGTGTGGTAGCCCCAAACGCCATACCCCCTGCTGTCGTAGCGAGCCGTGTCGCTGCTGCGGGTAGGCCTGTCATGCCCTCTTCGGCTACAATATTTTCGCCTTGCTCCCAGCCACCCAGGCCCCCAACAGTACCGGATATAGCTGCTGGTAGATGCTTGCGAGGGATCATCCCAACATTCATCATCAAGTTGAGGGTGTTACCCCCAGTCCTGGCCCCAAGGGCCGCCTCAACAGCCGAGTTCACAGCCTTCAAATAGTCATCCAACTCCTGTCCCATCCGCTCAACGGTTAGGCCCTCTACCCCTGCTGGTTGAGACATCATCTGCTGTACGGGTTCTACTGATCGCCGTGTACGCCAGGCTGTAAGGTTGGCACGGGGTACGTCAATATCTTGCTTCCATAACTTCTCATGGGCACGTCGAGGTGTATCCGTCCCCTGTTCATAGCGGAGGAGACTCGCTTTTGTGGAAGGCTTCCACTTTACAGTACCTGGTGGTAGTTGGGATGTCGCTATGGCATTGGCCCAGCGGGTAATCTCGTTAACAGATCCATCATAGAGTGCTTGAAACACATCCATGAACTCGTCATCAAACGGTTGTTTCGGGGCCGTAGGGTCAGACCAGATCGTCTGCATCAACCCCTCAGCTTTCAGGGCCTGTCGGCGTGCCCAGTTCATCCGCACGAACTGTGTCCAGATACGCTGCCCCTGCTCGGGAGCATTTGCGCCCTCCAGCACCTCTACCAGTTTCATGACATCCTGGAATGGGACGCCACTCACGGGAATCGCCGCTTCTCCTGCCGCTTGCCCCTCTTGCTGAATCCGTCCAAAGGCCGCCTGGAGACTATTGATGGCATCCTTATGTACTGCTTCCCGCACGTCAGGGTCCGCCATGTCAGCATCGAAGGATTGAAAGAAAGTAAAGCCCTCGTCTTTCCCGGTACGTGTACCAGGCATGCTCCCCTTCCCTGGCCCAAATCCTCGAAGCGTCCACCCTCTCTGCCCTTCCCCTGCAAACTTGAGTTTCCCATAGGGTTTGCGCCCTAGTTTCGCCTCTGTTGCCCCTGGCGGATCCAGCTTACGGGGAGTCACGCGGCCTGCTTCGTTCGCAGCATCCACCAAATGTAAGGCCAGATTCTCAAGGTGTGTACTGAAGAGTTTTGCAGCGCCCCTCGTGGTACCAACGACACCTGTTTGTACAGCCTCTGCATACCGGCGTATGCTGTCCAAGAGCACATCAGCTTGCGTAGCCCCTTCCACTGTTGACGAGCGCCCCTTAAAGACCTCCCTGATTTCGTCTTCGACTGATGTGCCACCCACCTTCCGTTGCAGTGCGGGGATCGTGGTGTTCAGGTCTGTAAGCGCAGTCGGAACAGGAGCCCGTTGCTCGGAGGGGACATCTCCCGCACGTGTGCGCTCAAAGAAAACCCCTTCGTGTGTACGTGCTTGCTCTTGCAGGGCGCTTAACGCCGCTTCCTGGTCTGCAAGATCAGTCCGCAACTGGCGTCTTTGAGCGATCAGTTGCTTGGCTTCGGTTTCCCATCTGGTGGGCCCTGAGCCAGTCCGCGTAAAGAAATCCTTATGCGCGGGCAGGTCTGCAATCTGATTCAGTACAGCAACCAACTCCTCCTGGATCGCAGTGACACTACGCTGCAACTTGATGGTGAAAGTAAGCGCTTCCTGTGGTGTCTTGAGTTTCCCCACCATGGTGGGCACGTCAGACAACACACGCCCCTGCTCAGTAATTTCTTCAGCACCCTCTACTGCGCGTGCGCGGCTCGCCAGGGCCGTCGCTTCCTCTCTCGCTTGCTCAGCTAAATGGAGCAGCTGCTCCGGCGATTTCGGAACTTCAGCAGCTCCGCGTGCTATTTCAAGCTGGCGGGCAGGCCCTGCCACTTCTCCCGTAGCCCCTGTGCCGTGTGCCCGTGCAAGCGTGGCATTGACCGATCGCAGGGCTGCTTCATTCCCCCTCTTGGCAGCGTTCCAGGTCTTTTTGGTTGCGCCTTCAACCTTGAGATAGTCCTCCCTGAGCTGTAGAACCCGCTTACTCCGCCCCTGGAGCTGTTTGGCAGTATATTCAGTGGGTACGGCTTTGACACCGGCTTCCCCTGCAGTTGCGGGATCGGTGTCTGGTACTCGTGGGGATCCAGTCGGGGCATCCACCTTCGCCATCGCCCCACCCACCTCACCGTGCCGTTCACGGAGGGTATTCACATAGGCTTGGGCCTCGGGGTCCAGTGCGTCTGTCTGGGCGATCAGCTCATCCGCAATCTCTAACACCTGTTCCCGTGCAGCTACAGTGCCTCCTGCAGGGTGTTGTATCCCTTCGACTCCGACTCTCGTGCGGTCGACTGCACGCTCAAACACCTCCTCCCACCCAAGGCGAGCATCAGCGAGTTCTTCACCCAAGTCCTCATCAGCGAGATTGCGGATGTCAGACACCAGCTGCTCAAATCCCGTATCCAGCTCGTCGAGTTGTTCGGGGGTGGCCGCCACCACACGAGCCGCTGCGCCCGTTTCTGGTGGTATGGGTACGACATCAGCAACCTCTTCGACCACTGTGGGATCTATGACCTCTTCGCCCGCTTCCTTGGTGACCTTGGTGGTACGCGGTGTTCGGACCTTGGGCACCTTGGGAGTCTCAACCAGTGCGCCCTCACCCATAACCTCACGGATAATCTGATTACGGAGATTCGCTTGTTGGAGATCCTCTGGGCGCGTAAGGATCTGCCCAGTCAACCGATTGAGGTCCGTATTCCCTCTGGGCTTCGTTGAGATGGGCATCCCGAAGGTGTCTGATACCACCTCCCGCGCACGCTTGAAGATTCCTGATTTATGTTCGACAGACTCTGCCCCTTTCGGGAGCACCAAACGTTCGAAGCCTTCAGGGATGGGATCACCTCTACCCTCAAGTACCCCCGTGGGTGCTGGGGCCTGAACCTCATCCACGACCTCATCGACAACTTGCGCTGGCTCCCCCTTGAGGAGCTGGTCCAGTTGAGCCCTCTTAGCTGTGACCCCCTCCAGGATGGCTTGCTGGGCATCCTGCATCTGTTCCGGGGTAAAGCCTGACCCCTTGAGGTCGCCTTGCAAGATCTGATGGGCTAGCCTGTTGACGTTTTTGATGTCTGTTGACTCTACAAGATCCCAGGCGTCATCTGCCTCGGTACCCACAAGCCTTGTCGCAACACGCCATGCCTCCTGCTCGTCTGCAGTGCCCAGCTCAGGGTTTGAGCTATAGGGAATCTTGCTAGGCTGCGCTGCTGCCTCAGGGACCTCTGGCGCAGCAGGAGGCTTAGGCTTGCGCGTGCGCTTGCGCCCTTGCACAGGTGCCACAAGCTCGTCAGGCGGGACCTTATAGTGTGTAGCCAGGGCTTCTTTGACCCATTGAGACGCTTGGGTGTTGCCGGTGGGATCCTTCTTGGCCTCCTCGATAATGGCCTCGACCCGTCTATTGTTTACCCCTCTCCCCTTTTCTGTTGGAGATGCCGCCTCGACAACACTCTTCAGTACTGTGCGGAAGGCCCTACGGGGTTTCTTCCCGGTTGGCACTGTGAGTCCCAAGTCGGTCACACGAGTTGTCGGGGCAACCTCTCCCGGTGGAGGCGTGGGGCGTTGGGCCTCATCAACAACCCGCTGCCCTGATGGACCTGTGGGAGCAGGGCGCTTCCGCGTTCGGCCAGTTACTGAAGGTGTGGCGTCTTTCGGTGTGAGGGGCTCCGGTGCAGGAAGGTCCGGCACACGACGATAGATATCTTCGGCTGCAGGTGAGGGAGTCCCACTGAGATACTCCAGGGCTGTTGAGAATGCACCTTCTCCGGCCTTTGTCCGTGCGGCTCGGCGGCTTGCAGTACTGGCAAGGCCTGCAGGTAACGCTACCCCTAAACCAATCTCACCAATCCCCAACCCCACACCAAGGGGATCTCCACTCAGGACGCCTTCCCCAATACGGGCAGCGCCTGCAGTGGCTGCAATGGGAGCCGAAACTCCCCGCCCGATACGCTGCGCCAGATTAGCTCGCGGAATATTCTGCCACCCACCCTTGGCCAGTCGACCCCCAAGTTTGGCAACATCCCATGCGGTGCTGCCAATCCCTAACGCAGTCCCAGCCGCTGCCCCAGCAGGGCCAAATGCTGCAGGTACTGCCGCTTTCGCAACCTTCTTTGCCAGGTAGGGCCGTAGGGCTTTGAGGGTCAGTTTCTTCCCTTCCTTCTTGGCCTGCTGTACGAGCCCTTGGACAAACGGCCTAGCGCCCCGCTTAATCTCATACCCCAGTGCGGGGAGATCCCACAGCTCCACCCCATGCGCAAAATCTAGCAGCTCTTCGGCCCGCTCTGGGTCTGATCCCCAGAGGCCCTGCGACTGCTGTTGATATTGCAATGGCTCAGGTGGAGGGGCTGGTCTATCTATGGGAGCTGGGGCAGTCTTCGTGATCCCAGATATCCGACGTCTCTGTACCTCGGCTGTCTCCGCTGCTGTCCGTGGGGTGGGGGCTATCCCCCGCATCCCAGGAGGCAGTGACCCTGGGCCACTTGGTATCTCAGGAGCAGGCCGTCTTACCCCTTCCACAGTAGGAGCAGGCGACGGTACTGGTGGAGGCTGTGTCGGGGGTACTACACTAGGAGGTGCAACGTCAGGGACAGACTGCCCCCCAAGACGCCGTAACACCTCATGTGCAGTCTGCTCATCGTGTGTAACACTCTCCATCAGCCGCTGAATAGCCCGTACCTGCGCTGGACTACCGGGCTGCTGCAACATTTGGGCTAAGAAAGCCCGCGCCTGCGCTTGAGCCGAAGATTCTGGAGGCATTGGGATGGTCGTCCTATCGCCGGGGTCTGTCTATGGAAGGAAACAACTGACGGCGCTGAACGCCTCCCACAGGTGCAGGAGACGGCTGGAAGAAGTCAAGCGCCTGGGCGTCCTCAAGTATCCGCAGGGCCTCCTCATTTTGTGCAGCAGTAATGGCCTGCTCAGCAGCGCTCCCTGTAACTGGTGAGGGCATTGAGAATCTATCAGGGTAGCCAGCGATCATCTTTTCATGTAACCCTGCCTGTTCAGGCGTCAGCGGGTCCCCTTCAGGGCGAATCGCTGTAACCACAGAAAGGGAAGGTCGTATTCCGGTTTCAGGATCAGCTGGGCCTGGCATCTGCTCTGGAAGCATCAACAGACTGCCAGTCCAATTTTGATGGAGGTGTACCAGTTGATATTGGTCGCCTGTTTTTAAGTAAACATCCTGCCCCTCAGGATAAGGAATACCAACACCCGTGTATTCAACCTCTGTTGGCGTCCGAGCCTGCGTCTGCTCAGCAAGCTCGGCGGCATGCGCTTGTGCACCGAGGCCGTGACGCGCTTGATCCGCCTGCCTGATCAGGGCAGAAGGCAGTTGGCCTTGCGCCGTCGCTTCAGCTGTTAGTCCTGCCCGCTGCGCATCGTAATCCATTTCCCCTATCAAAGCGGCTCGGCGGCCTTCCATCGCATCCCTTAAAGCTGTACCTGCAGGCGTTTCCCACGTTTCTCTTTCAGTAGAAAGTAAAGCATCAGGAGGTCGTCCAAGAGCCTGTGTAACCTCTGGTGGGCGTATCGGTCCGTGCTGGGGTTCAACTATCTCCTGCAAGGGCCCCAAATGGTACTTAGACGCTACACTCGGAAGATACCCAGGATCTGATGCCTCACCCCCACCGATACCAGCCACCTGTCCAAGTGCCGCTTGGACCCGCTCCCGTTGAGGCAGCATCGAAAGCTCTCCAATATCCGCACCAGGAAACCGTTGTGCTGCCTGGGTGGTGATACTGGCCAACTCATCTGGACCCGTCGTGGGGCCAATCTGCCCGCCCGCATATTCCCGTGCCCGTTGCGCAAGCGCTTCATCCCGTTCTGCCTGCGCCCAATCTTGGCGTTGCTGGGCCTGTTGTGCCTGGAACAGGCGGCTTTTGCGGGCTTCGTCTGCACTATGGGCACGCCCCGCTGCCGTCTCCCCTGCCCGCTGCCGATACTGCATCCCCATGAGGAGCATAGGCCAAATCTGGTTCATCATCGTTTCAAGACTTTTCGCTGATTGCGACTCGGCTTGAGGGCGACGAGCATATGAGCGCCTACGTTGAATAGCCATAAGAGATTCCTAGGGTTTGGGGCGGCGTACCTCTGTACCCTGGCCTTGAAACAGATCCACTTCTTCCCCATTGGGGAGCAGGCACCGTCCATCAAGCTGGAGTTCACCGCCAAATTGCGCACAGACGCCAGCAACTGGACTCAATTGCTTAGGACGTTGCAGCCCTAGGAGTTGAGAAGCAGCGAGCCCTCCCTGCTCCGCGGGGGGTGTATCTCCGAACATCCCCTTCATCTGATTAAACATCAACCCCTGTCCGACACCCCCTCCGAATCCCACAAGCGCATCTTTCCACCCAGGCATTAGACGAGCCTCCGGCGTGGGGTGTTCATGACCGCACGCGGATCAACAGCACCGTCCATCCCTACACCTGGCACACCCCCCATGGCTCCATACGCCCCCAGTCCCATGGGATTCGCGGCTGGCCACTCTGGCCCAATCTGCGCTGGCTCGTGGAGGGCACTCTGGGCACCAGCAATTGGGCCTAGTCCCCCAGATGCTGCTGGAATCCTGCGCTTGGGTGGGCGTCCTCCTGCCTGACGCCGCTGTACTGGCTTGGGGTCTGACTCCCCGTTATACGGTAAGGGTTCACCTCGAGGTCCAATAGGCATTAGTTCCTTCCCCCTCCTTGTTGCTGCTGAATTGCTTGGGTATAAGCCGTGCGACCCTGACCACGCACACCCTCAGCATCCTCATCGTAATATGGCACAAAGCCCTCAGCTGCCACCCCAATTTGGGTCAGGAACTGTTGAAGCACAGGCAAAATCGCATTCAACCGTCCACTCTGAATCATCTCTATTGCTTGGTCGCGCTCCAACCCATACTCGGCCAGGAACTTATTCCACAAGAAGTCCTGATCTAGCGCTTTTTGTACCACATCAGAAAGCATCCGCTGACGCTCTGTCCATGTTTGGGCAGTAGCCAATAGATTGCGACTCTGCTCTTGTGTCATCCCCGAAGCCAGTTGGAGGGTATTGGCTAAGCGATCTTCGCGCCGTAGGGCAGCTGTATCTCCCTGCGCGACGGCTCGATCAAGCACCTGCTGGTAGAGAGCCTCTCGACGCTGCGCCTGTTGTTGGCTCATGGCCTGCGCTGTAACCAACGCATCGGCATAGCGTTTCTCTTGGCGTGCCGCATCAGACAACGCAATGTCCCGGCCAGCCTGGGCATACATAGGGGCTAGTCGTTCTTCAAGCCCTTCCATGAAAGCCCCCTCTGGACCCTGCCCCATCAACCCTCGACGTGCCAGTTCAGCCTGTCCTTGGGACAGTTGGGCCTGACGGAACGCTTCGATCGGATCACGCAGGGTTTCCATTTCCATGGCTCGACGTTGTGCGTCAGCTGGCAGCTGGCCCGCATTAGCCAGGAGCTCTTCGAGCTGCTGCTGCACATTTTGTCCCAGTGGCGTTTCAAGAGCAGCACTCTGTCCTTGTTGACCCATCAAATGGGAGAGCTGATTCTGTGCCTCCCACCCCAACTGCCCAGGAATCTCAGCCCCTTGCCCGCCCGCCTCCAGGATAGACGACAACGCCTGTTGGGTCTGACCGGTATAGCCTGTAGGAGCTACACCCCCTGCGGTGGCTAGGGACGTCAGGGTGGCGTTCATGAGTTCAGAGATGGGGTCATCCCCCACCTGTGTCATCCCGATCAGTTGCTGTTCTGGGACAGCAAAGGGGTAGTCTGTAATCGCAGGTGCGTCACGCACATCCCCAAACTGGGGGTCAGGAATCCCAGTATCAACCGTGCGCACACCCCCTTCAACGGGGGAGTCGATCTCATCATCCACGAAGTCTCCCGGACTGTCCTTGGGACCTGCACCCGGTATACCTAAATCAGTCACACCACCGCCACCTCCACCACCGCCTGCATAGGCTGCCCCACCTGGCACCCACGGGAAGTGTTCATAGGGACCCGTCGAGGACAGGTCAAACCCCGTCCGCTGTCCTTGTGGATTGAGAATGTCGTAGTTCAGATTCCAGCCGGTGTTCGCCGTAGACAGTGGATCAAACTGCAGCCCATAGCCTTGGCTCGCAAGAGCCGCCGGGTCACCGGGAGGTGCGTCAGGAATCGCACCAACGCCCTGCTGATACTGTAAGTCGTTGAACCGGTCGATTGGGAGCGGGTCTTGTCCCTGTCCCTGTGCCCAGTCCTGATACTGGTCGTAGGCCCCAGGGATATCACCGGGACGAAAATGCGTTGTCCAGTCAGACGAAATGGCTGGAGGGATCCCGGTAGGATCTGTGGCTGCAGTCCCAGGCCACGCATCCGCATAGCCTTCCCAGTCCGGGTAGTCTTCAAACCCTGTTGGGCCTGCTCCCCCCATGCCTGGAGTACGTGCCATATCTATATCCCTCCTCTACAAGAACCGCTCCTAGGTAATCCGTGCTGGTGGCTGCTTCAACATGGAAGTCGGCCACCCAAACGTGCCAGGGTTCGGGCGTGCAGTACCCTCGGGAATGGGTAAGGGTGCCCCAAGGTCACCCCCTGCTGGAGCCCAGGTCGGGGTCTGAATCGTACCTGGTGCTGGCCCTCCAGGATAGCGACGCTTCACGTTGCCACTTCCCGTAAAGAGTGCCAGGTTCCCAATCTCGTCTGGTCCCTGATTGACCAACCCCCCTGTGTTGGGATCAGTAGTCACCCCCATCAATTCCAGATTCGCCATCAATCGTGGGACGCCCCCTCCTACAGTAGGGGCAGGGGTGGTAGGGCCCTGATCCAAGGCAGCCCATCTCGCTGGTCCCTGGGGGCGCATGGATTCGAGCGTACGCTTGGCTGCCCCTCCTGCAAGGGGCGTGTCCCCCACATCAAAATGGCCCCCTGTCTCTCGGGGAGCATAACCTCCCTCCAACTGGGGAATAATATTATTGTCGGCGTCTCGTGGTACAGGCTGATCTGCCCCAAACAACCAGCGCTCTGGGCGGGCCATGGCAGTGCGCTCCTCCCCGTCGACTGTATGGGTTACATACTCTGGTTCAGCAAACTTCGCACCTGGGCGTGTCTGATACTGGTCTGGGGCAAACAGGGCCGGATCCATTGCCGTACGTCCCATGGGAAAAGGAAGACCCCCTCCGCCATACCACTGGGTAGGCTGCACAAACGCACTGGGGAGTGACACAGGAGCTGCAGCCCGTTCTCCCATCACAGCCCCCAAATGAGCCACATCCCGCACGTTCTGTGTCAGCATCCGTCGAGGATCAAGGAACGCACCAGGGTATCCCCCATAGGGTTCAAGCATGAAGGGCTCTTGGTCTCCTCCACCCCCCAGACCTCCTTGCAAAGCCCCCAGGCCCCCCATAATCAACGGAATATACGCCGATTCCATGCCCATTGCGCTAACCCTCCGGGTGTAACTGTTTCTCTAACACCACCATAGGATGTGGGAGAAACCCCACACGCTTGGCCAAAGCGGCTGCTGCTTTATTGTCCCGTGCCTGTGTAGCTACCAGCCGCTTGAACCCTAATTCGGTAATCGTCTGTTGAGCGGCACGCGCAGCCCGGAGGCTATAGCGTCGTTGTGCAGGCTCAATGTAGATATGCACCCGCCCTACATCCAGGGTCGCAGGCACATCCGTCAGGGCCACAAAGCCGATCGGATCTGCTCCCCGATCAATCATCCAGAACTGGGCTGTCCCCTGCTGACACCCCGAAAAAAGACTGTTGAATCCTGCAATACAGGCTCCTTCATTCTCCAAGGCAAAGCCCAGAAATTGACCCAGGCCTTGTGCGTCCGTCTGAAACCACTCTCGCAGCCAATCGCCATCTGCTTGCGTAAACGCCCGCAGGGTACATTCAGCCATAGAGTCCTCTGGATTGATTATACGCTGTGGGTCAGGCAGCCCCCAAGTACGTTAGGGCAATTAACCGACTGCCTCCACTGTTATTCTGCAGTTCGAATCGGCTATTACTGGCAGACCAATACAGATTCACCTTCGAGGAGGTATCCACTGCCACAGCAAAGGCACTATTGGGATCATGGAGGGCTGTGACTGTCCCGGTATCCAGTAAGAACAGCCCTACGTCATTTGTTGAGCGCACAACCAGTACCCCACCCGTATAGGCAGGGAGGAAGAGCACCCCAGCATTCGCTACAGTCTGACTCGGGGCTACAAACTGCTGATCCCGTACAGGGCCAATCTGCACAGCTGCTTCTAAGGTATTGCGCGTATGTTGTGTCCGTCGTCGCCCGTCCATCAGGGCGAAATACAACGAACGCAGCGCCCGTTCCGTGAAGGTGCCTGCCTCTGCCCGAATCTGGGCATAGTTCAGGGTTGGCAGAAACCGGCGGGTGCCTGAGGCGGGCATTAGAGTCTCCGTGTCGCGCCTGGTAAGAGCTGATATCCCAGGGTCATGCCTTCCAGACTCCAACTGCCATTGGCTGCATCATCGCTGATACGAATCCGGCACCCCACGTCCTGAATGTAATCCCCATTAGTCCCTTCAAGATTGATAATCTTCTGCACAGAATCATACGGCACCGTGATATTACTGCCATCAGCCGTATCGAGCCCGTTGCCGTCAGCTGTGATGAGCTGCAAGCCAATCGGTTCCAGGCTCTTACTGGCTGCCCCTCGACTGACGGCATCATCTGAGGCACTCCCACTCATCCATTCAATCGTGAGCGTGACATCAGCATCAGCTTCGGCAATCAGATCCAACCACCGATAGCGTTTCACGTAAGCCATCAGCTGCTGGGATTCCCGTGAGCTCCAGGAATTGTCAGTCCCGTAAATCACTTTCGTCATCCAGCGTGATGGGATAGTGTCCCCGTCAAAGCTATCGCCACTGAAGAACTGATAACAAAAGCCGCCTTTGGTTGTTTGGGCTTCGCCCGTCAGAAGTACCTGCGTATCACTGGCTGTGTCTACGATGGTGGAAGCCGCCATGGGCATATCAGGCCACACATACCACACCCCCCAGCGATAGTTCCAGACCACGGCTTGTGTGCATTCAGCCCGTCCCCCCGCAGGGGTCGGCCCTGGCCAGAACCACACCACATGCGCATTCTCAATGTCATGCAAGGCATGCACTTTCTTGCCTTGCGCATAGAGAAAGGTCTTCAAGGTTTCCTTGACGGGAGTAGAGATCACAATATCGTTCTGCCCGTCAAACAGTCGAATGTCGCCAAGGGGGGTAAAATACCCCAACATGGAACGGGGGGCTGTCACCTGGTCCCCGGAGGCATTGGTATAGACCGCCCCAGCTGGAACCTGTATTACGGACTGTTGTGACACTGCCCCAATGACAGCATTGGTCTTGGTGCGTTCCCAGTCCATGACATCACTAACGATCTGCCCGGTCCCACTCACGGTCCAGACGGAGCGTTCCAGGAACACGACCAGCGTGTTGTTGAAGTCCCCCACCATCCCGGTGAGGACGTCCCCCAAGGTGCTCTGATCTGTAAAATCCAGGTAGTTCGAGGCCCCCACTTGATCGGCAATGTCAGGGTCGGAGAAAAAGACACGGCGGGGATTGGTGTCGGTACGTCCCCACCAGAGGCGCTGCATGTGGGGTGCACAGAAATACGATCCGGTGGGTGGGGCATCTCCGTGCTCCTGTAAGAGGCGATTTTCAAGGATGTCCAAATCTGAGGCGTTGTCGGTATAACTCGCCGTCGTGCGCCCATCAATGAACGTGACAAAATAGAAGTTGGCTCCGGTACCTGTAGTACGGTACAGCTCATAGCCTGTAATATCTGTGTTGCTGTCGGCTGTCCAGGAGAGGTTGGCCTGTTCATTCTGGAGCTGGATAATATTGGACGTTACGGATCCTGCTGACCGGGCTTCAGCCCCATCAACACTAACCAGTTTCCACGAGTAGCCCCCAACAAGCAGCCCTGTTGCCGTGTTGACCGCTGCAGTAGGCGTTGGGGACTGTGAAGCAGGGCCCGCTGTGGAGAGACTGGACCCGTTCCACGCCCGTGGAGCCACTACGCCATTGGTAAAGAACAGGGTATTGCCGACCTGCGCAAAATCCGGGATTGCCCCTACCGAGCTACTGCCAAGATCTGCAATGAACGTCCAGCTTGTCCCATCATTGGTGCTGTACCACAACTCATACTCATCCGTGGCGTCGTCAAAAACCCCCACCAGTTGCCGTGTAAAGGAGGCTCCAGTCTGGCGATAGGCACGGAGGGCACGGACTAACGTCGCTGTGCCCCCTGTATTCGTGGTGACCGCTGACGTATTCTGCTTGGCATACCCTAGAATCTTTTTAGCCCGTCCCAGTTTATCGATCCACAGGTTCCGTGAGCCTGAGGAGGAGTAAATCGCCGGCAGCGCCACCGAATGAATCCCCTCCTGGGTCCCCATGAACACCGAGAAAACTTGTGTCTGGATCGGATAGGGCATCAGAGTACTCGCCCAACGAGCAAGAGCCCACTGGAAATATCACGGGACAGGTGTGTCCCTCGAGCAATAGCCGTATCGACATAGCCATGTTCGTCGTGAATGCGCCCAGTCCAGTCCCGATCAAAGCGGAGATTAGTTGTGCTTATATCAGGACGCTCAGGGTAGATCGCAATCACGCACTCCCCTGTGGCTTTCTTGACGTGATCAGCCCGACAGTGGAGGGGAGCCTCCACTACACGCCGGGATTTATGGGTCTCACCCCCATGAAATATCTCGTCATAGGCCATGACATCAGACGGCAGGTCACTAATGAGCCGAGGAGCCAATCCAAAGGCGGGGGCATCACGGAAACGGCCTTCCAGCCACACGCCATGACTGCACATAAAGGTCGGCATCTGTCGGCACATCGCAGTGACCGCGAGATACAACGCATAGCGCCACGGGCGATCCGTCCACTCATGGGCCTGTGGCATCCCTGAGACACGCTGATGGGGTCCCCACCGCATCCCCGGCGGCTCACCACTCCACCCCAGCCGACGTGGTCCCCGCTTGTACCCCGTGGAAAACACATGACGGGTTTGGTCGCCCCAGTTATTGTCACGGCTGGCATGGACGAGATAGATTTGCTGCCAGTCCGGTGTCCACTTTGCCAGCTCGTCCTTCTCCTCGCTCCCGCCAGCGCCGTCTGCGGCACTGAGCGCGTGGAGCACGGTGGGATTCAGGTTCCGGGAGATATTGACCCACTTTTCCACTACATCTGGGTTGGGTTCGCCCGTGTGATACGCCTCATTCAGCCCCTCTATCAGCGCAAACCACTGCGGATGTGCGGCTACCACTTCAGCCATCCAGTGCCACGCCTCGGTCATCTGCTGGGCCGGCACGTCTTCCGCCGACCCCAACGCCAGATGCCAGCGCAGCCCATAGTCCTCTGCTCCTATACGCAGGCACTCCACTATCAGCCGTCGATGCGCGTCATTGGAGGGGTTCAAGCGACGATTGCCCCAGTACCGATGTGGTTGCCCACTCCAGCGAATCGACCACCACGACCGGAGTCCTGCATAGCCGTGATCGCGCAGATCAGCAAACGCCTGATGCACCCGAAATTCAATCGACGCATCCTCTCGCGTACGCCCCTCCACAAACAGCATGAGCAAGTCCCCGGCATGACAGAACAGGGGGACACGCCGCCCTGTATCATCCCGGAACGCCATCCCATCCACCCCAAGCTGTCCCTGTACGGGAGGGAGCGGAGCCGAAACAGCAGGGGTCTCCTCTGGGGGTGCAGTATGCTGGCTCTGGTATTCTGCACTCTGCTCTAACCATTCAACCAGGTGGTCGTAGGTATAGCCCTTTTCAATCTGTAAACGGAGCGCTTCCGCTAACCCACTATCGTCTACCTCCCGCCCCAGGGTAGCAATATAGGCATCACGCGCCCGTTGAATCGCGATGAAGTAATCGTTGTGCGTCATTGTTTCAGCTGCTGCACCATATGTGTGAGGGAGTCAATATCCTTCCGCACCGAGTTCATTTCTGTGCCCAAATACTGCAAGCGCGTCTCGACCAACTCTCTGCCCATGTAGTCCTTGAGACGGTCGTTGAGAATCTCCCGCACCGCATTGACTGTAGCCAGCCGCACATAGGTCGCTGCACAGCCGGTGATAATCGACACCGCCGAGATAATCGCTGCGACTTCAGCCCAGGAGATAGAGATCATGGTTCTTCATCGTCTGGCGTGTCCGGCTGGAGACGTTCCACCAATGGCCGACCGGTCGCCTCGTCGATCTGCATGTGCGGCGGAGACATATGATCGTCGTACCTGTCGGCCACAACGAGCCAATGCACAGTGTCTGTCGAGGTCACATCCTGACAGGTAATTGTGAGGGTGTTCCCGCTAATACTCCCTTTCACGGCACTCCAACCCGTGTCGTTTTGTATCCAGATTTGCGGGTCGCGTGTGAGTGCGACAAACGTGCCATCCGTTTGCAGGCTCACCGCATCGAGGTCCACCGTCGCGGTCCCTGCAACTAAATCCACAGCCCCGCGGAACATCAAATCCGCTCGCGGTCCTTCTGTCGCAAAATAATTTAGCGTGTGAGTGTCATTCAGAACAGGGTGGCAGATACGTGTCCATTTCATCCCCTGGCCGCCAATGGAAAAGTCATAATAATGTCGCATACTAAGTCTCCTTTGGCGTGTCCGTCAGTACAAAAGCCTTGTGTAATAGATGGCTAACGGATCAACTGCGGTTTTATTTTGATACACGATGTTCCCGCTCTCGTAATAGATGTTGATCGTCGAGGCGTTGTCTTTCGAGGCAGAGTACACGGAGTTCCCCGCTAGCTTAGTCAGGGTGTCGTAACTCCCGTACCAGAAAAGCCCGAAGCGATTGTAGCCGTCACGGACAGCTATCATGCCAGCGTCAGGCCCAGATGCCCCGCTGCTGGCATACAAGTTTGTCGTAGCGTTAGGCGATATCGCCGCCGACGCGCCGCTGAGATATTGCGTAGCCGTTATCGAGCCGTCAAAGCGAGACGCACCGTCATCTACGAGCAAGGCATAATTGCTCGCCCCCTCAGTGGGGGCATTGCGAATCCACAGCGTACTGGCAGTGGTAACCGTCGCGCCAGAGCCTTTGGTGATGCCGGGTTCATCTATAACTACTGAGGCCACATTTGCTATTGTTCC